TCGGCGGCAGCAGTACTACGAAGTTGTGTGACTACCTGTACACCTATTTTGATAATCTCAGTGCAGGCTTTGGTGTGGATTGGCGTGTGGTCTTTGGTGGCGGGCCTGCGTATAACGGCGTCCTTTGTGGCCCGGGCTGCGTCTACGCGCGTCACGGTTCGTCCATTTCCGCGTCGTACTTCCGCGGGCGCCTCTGCGGAACGCGGCGAAAAATTTTAACGGCATGAAAATTAGAGCAACTTTGACAGCGTGTGGTCTTTGGTGGCGGGAATGCGAATAACAGCGTCAATTGTGGCCCAGGCTACGTCAACACGAATAACAGTTCGTCCAATTCCACGTCGAACATCCGCAGGCGCCTCAGCTTATTCTTTTGGTCAAAGTTGCTCCGCCTCTTGGCGAAACACAAAGCAAACCCCATTGGTGCTGGTACTCGTTTTACGGAGAACGTTCCGGGGTGAAATAAGCAGAATGAAAAGAGTTGGAAATATTTACAGTGAGATATGTTCCGTTGAAAACATTGCACGAGCTCACGATAAAGCAAAAAAAGGTAAAGCTCATTACGCTGAAGTAAAAATGGTAAATGCTAACCCAGAGAAATACTTCAGCGAGTTGCACGAAATGCTAAAAAGAAAGCAGTTCAGAAATTCTGATTACAAGATAATTCAGAGAACAATGGACAACGGCAAGGTGCGAACCATTCATAAGTTGCCGTATTACCCGGATAGAATCGTACAACATTGCATTGTGAATGTATTAGAGCCCGTATGGGTGAAGTCTATGATTAACGACACGTACTCATGCATAAAGGGCCGCGGATTGCATAAATGTGCAAACAAACTGAAGCAAGCTGTTCGTAATGTGGACGATACGAGATACTGCCTGAAGATGGATGTTGAGAAGTTCTATCCTAACATAAACCACGACATTCTCAAGGGCTTGCTGAGAAGAAAGATAAAAGACAATGATGTGCTCTGGCTGCTTGATGAGATTATTGACTCGGCACCAGGTGTGCCCATCGGCAACTACCTCAGTCAGTTCTTTGGTAATCTGTATTTAACTGGGTTTGACCACTGGATTAAGGAAACAAAGCGAATTAAACACTATTTCCGCTATTGTGACGATTTGGTGATACTGCATGAGGATAAGGCATTTCTGCATAATTTGCGACGTGAAATCAGTGACTATTTAACAAACGAACTTAAACTAAAATTAAAAAACAACTGGCAGGTATTCCCGGTAGCATCTCGTGGAATTGACTTCCTTGGATACCGATTTTACCATAACTACACGCTATTACGCAAATCCATTGCTAACAAGTACAAAGCAAGGATCCGCCACATAATCAGCAACTGGAATGATATGAGTCCGGAACAGGTTATAAACAGCATTATGAGCTATTATGGATGGATGAAACACTGCAATAGTCGTAACCTGCGCAACTCAACCATCACTGATGAAGTATTTTGGATAGTAAAAATGAAATCACAGGAACTTGGGATAAGTAATCCGTTACAGGGGGCTGTGTGAAACGCTTTTCAGATATATCTAAAGATAAGATTTTGGATGGTGAAAAAAGGCGCATTGATGACATCCTGAATCAGGAGGTGTGTTTTTTGTCATACACCATCAGGGATAGCAAATATACAGATAACAAGTCAGGCCTTTGTATGACTATTCAGTTTGAGCAAGATGGCAAGCATTACGTCATCTTCACCGGTTCGGCAATACTGATGGATCAGTTTGAGCGGTATGGGGACGAACTGCCTTTTTTGGCCACTATACGAAAGATAAGCAAATACTATACATTAACATAGTGGAGGTACTATGAAGGATATGAGTAACATAATTCAACCGGCTGTGCAGCGTATTGGCAACAGACTGATTCTGCGCCACGACCTGCATCAGGTTGAGGTGCCAGGCCCGGATGGAGCTGAGGTTGGCTGGGAGTGTGAGAAGGTTGAGGTGGCTGCGCTTTCCACCGACAGCACAGATGTGCTAAAAGGCAAGATTGTGGCCGCTATCATCGGTGAGCGCTACCAAATGCGGGATGAGATTGGTCTGCTGAACGAGGTTGCGGTGGATGATCCAACCGCTGAAAAGCTGGCTGAGTTCGCAGAATATCAAGCCTTTCGTGCGCACGCAATTCAGCTTGCCCGGATCTTCGTCATTTGCTCCCATTCGGAGCTTGAGAAAAAGACGGTAACAGAGCTAACCGAGATCGGCCAGCTGTTGGATATGGCAGAACGCACGGATTATTTTAGCATCGCTACGAAGGATGAGAAGATCGACATGCTGTGTGATGTGCTGGGGGTGGTGTAATGCTTACCAACACTGTTACGCATGCGAAATTAGGCATCCTGCTGGGGTTTGCCGTACTTTTGGCATTCGTTGTATTTGGCATGCCGGGGCTGTACGCAGCTGCCGGGTTTGCCCTGGGCGTAATTGTTACCATCGAAATCTACCAAATCTACTCGTACTGCATTAATGGCCAGTACTCATTTCGTGTAGGAGTAGCGATGTATTTAGCGCGTAAAAAGCTGGATACGATTGTGGACATTGTAGTAGGCCTGGTGTGCGCAGCATTGCCGGTCTGCGTGTATTTACTGCTGTGAGGTGAAGATGAAAATAATCGACATTACTGGCAGATTTGCAGATAATGCAGTTTGCGAAAAGGAACAGCGCGTAGGCGTTTTTCACTGGACTGGCGGCCCTACCGCAGAGGGTGCAATTGAGTGGCTGGACAAGCGGAAAGGTGGCACAGGCAGTGTTGGCTATAATTACATCATAGACCGAGATGGAACAGTGTATGTTCTGGCAGATCCCCGGACATCGTGGATGCATAACACAGGGCTGGGGACTGCGTATGATTGCAAAACAGTATCAATTTCATTCGCATGCAAAAATGCTGAGCATGGTATCACCGAAGCGCAGATTAATGCTGCTCATTCTCTTGTTGTGATATTGGAAGGCTGGTTTGATATCAGCTGGACGCACCATGCTGCAATTAATGCTCATAAACAGGATTTTCCTGCGGATATGTGGGGAAAGTTAAAACTGCAACTTGGAATAAAATAAGGAGAAGCTATGCATATTTCAACAAAAGTTACCGTTTTAAAAGCAGTATGGGCTCTGTTGCGAGAATTGGGGCTTGAGGGTCTGCTTACCGGTGACGGCGTGAAGGTTGATCCGGTTAAACTGCTGAATTCTCTGCTCATCGAAAATCAGCTGTCTGAGTTTATCGAAATCATCACCGAAGGTACGGTACATGCGGATGATCTTGAGCTGAAAGAGGTGGTTGAATTGGTTGTAAATTTTACGCAAAGTACCGGCGACGCATTCAAGCCGCTGGTAGCACTTCTAAGCGAGTAAAGCGGTATGATCGCAACCCATTCTGGGAGATATGTTACGCCATGGGGGTGCTTCATCTGCCTGCCGACGTGGAAATTGATGAAGCACTCTTTTACATCCAAAAGCACAACGCAGAGGTGAAAAAGTGTCAAACACGGTAACGATACGGCTGAATTTGAAGCTGGATAAAAAGAACCAAAACGAGGTTGAAAAGCTGCTTGGAAGCTTGAGTAAGGGCAAAACAGTGCCGGTGAAGGTAAACACACAACAGCTACAGAAGGGGCTGCAGGGTGCGCTATCTTCTGTGAAGCAATTTGGTGACGGACTCTATAAAAGTTTTAGTCAATTTGGCCTTGCGATGGGTGGTTTTGAGGCTATGGTGAAAATGCTGTCAAACACTGCAAAAACTTTTATTAACCCTGCAGACCAATACGAGCAGGCGCGTATACGCCTCGTTAATTTGTATCAGGATCAGGAAAAAGCCAATCAGGTGTTTAGTGAGTTTAAACAAATTGCGGCCACTACGCCGTATGCTCTGCGTAGTGTGATAGAAGCTGGCTCTCAACTGAAAGCATTTGGCCTGAACGCTGAGAATACACTTAAATCCGTGGCAGATTTGGCAGCATTTATGGGGGTGGATGTAGTTGATGCAGCCAACGCCGTTGGGCGTGCTTATGCTGGCGGTGCCGGGGCAGCCGATGTGCTGCGAGAACGTGGTGTGCTGGAGCTTATTAAAAGCTATAAAGGTGTAGAAGATCTATCAAAATTAACGCTGCCTGAGTTTAGAGAGGCAATGCTCTCCACGTTTTCAGATCCAGTTGCCGGTATTGTGGGTTCTACGGATCGCCTGGCGGAATCTTACCGTGGCGCAATGAGCAATATGGGCGATGCTATTGAAAGCATAATGGCGAAAATAGGCAAAAAGCTATTGCCGTCGTTAACTAAAGGGATTCGCAAGGTCACCTCTTTTCTCGAATCTCTTCAGCGCAAAAGTACGGCACTCAACACAAATCTTGCCGAAACGCTTGGATTGCAGACTAAGACGACTGCTCAGTACAGCGCTATGAGCCGCGAGTTGCTTTTATTGGCGCAGAAAAAAGACAAAAACTCAGTTGAACAGGAGCGGTACAATACCTTGGTGCGTGAGATGAATACGCAGTATGGTAAGTATTTGCCGAATCTCATCACTGAAAAGACCACCTATTTTGACCTTGCCGCTAATTTGAAGACTGCGGCAGACAATCTGGAGCAGTACTTTCTTGCTAAACGGAAAGAGGCGGTAACCTCTGATATCCAATCAGAGATGGATAAGCTCAACAAACGCAACGAATTACTTAAGTATGGGCTTGAGCTGCAAAAGGCTGGCGAGATTGTTGTGTTTAAAGATGATGATGGGTTTGAAAAGTCTACCGCCAAGGTGCAGAAGGAGATCGAGCAGAACGACCTACAGTTGCAGGCTCTGGAGCAGCGGTACAAACGCGCGGCTGGTGCCATCTCTGAAACCGATCGAATGATTATTCAGCTGTTTGATGATGCAGGGGATGGCGATGACGTGCCTGCTCCTCTTGATCCTAAGGTTATTGATAAAGCCAGGCAATCGATGGAGGCCTTTTTTCTTTCTTTGAAATCTAAAAGAGACCAGTTGAAGGCAGAGTATAAAGATCGCAAAAGCCTGCTTGAGGTTGCCTATACCGGCGATCCTGATGGTTTGAAAGCAAAGGTAGATGAGCTGGATGCCTGGTATAGAGCTGAGCAGGACAAACTCACCGATGATGAGAAGAAGGCGGCAGAGGATGCTGCAAAGGCTTCCATCCAAGCGAAAGAAAAAGAGTATCAGGCTGCGATTGCGTTACTTGAGGCTAAGAAGCAATTGGGGTTGGATGTTACCGATGAGCTTGCCGCTGCACAGGCGGAATACACGGCCTGGCTTGCCGTCACCTACGGCAAAGACAGTGCTGCCTACATCGCAGCATTGCAGCAAAAACAAGATGCAACCGTCGCATTTTGGCAAAAGACGCACAAACTTACTACCGCCTATATGGATGCCCTGCTGGATGGTTTCCGGACTGCCTGGAACAGTATTTTAGATGCATCTATGACTGGCAGCGAGCGAATGGGTGCCATCTGGAACAGCATAAAACAGAGCTTCGTGCAGGCGACCGGCGAGATGGTGGCGGACTGGATGAAAAAGCAGATGATGAAGCTGGTGATGGCAAAAACGGTAGGAACCGTTGAACGCGCTGAAATAGCTGCAACTGCAGCAGTTGAAAAGAAAAGCCTTTTGATGACAATAGCATTGAAACTGAAAGGCATCCTGGTGTCGTTGGGGCAGGCTGCTGCTGCTCTTATGAAGTGGGCTGTCGCTAAGCTGGGCCCAGCGGGGATAGTTGTTGGTGGTGGCTTGGTTGCTGCCTTGATGAAGAACTGGGAAGGGATAAAAAGCAGGATCGGGTTTTACTCCGGTGGCTGGACGGGTGATGGTGATGCGCGCGCTGAAGCGGGCGTGGTGCATAAGCGGGAGATAGTGTTTGAAAGCGGCATTGCCGGGCCTAACAAGAATGCTCTGCTGTGGCTGCGCAGCATGATGCAGCGTGGATTCAGTCTACCGGAATTGATGCAGCCGGTGATGCCGATGATGGCATTTCCTACTCTTGCCGGTGGCGGGAGTGATAGGGCTGTGCTGGATCGATTGGATAAAATCGAGAGAGCAATCGCCAATAAACGATTTGAGGGTGACTTTCGCCTGAAGGATGACCGAACAGCCACAAATCGCTATAAGGTGCATCTGGACGACAAGGCCAGCTACGAGCGGAGAGTGAAGTGAAGTTGACCTATTATCGCTGGGCTGGAGGGCATCTGCTGGAAATGCACACGTTCAGGAAGGTGTATTTTGACACCGTTCCTAAACTTACCTATGAATTTGATTTGTTTAATGTAGAGGTTGATGCTCAGGAAATTACCCTGGAGCTGTATTATAATGCCGATAATGTGGATGAGAACGGAACAGACCGGCAGCAGTGGAACTGGTGGCACCAGCAGAACTATGAGCAGATCGGGGCAATGAGACTTACTACCGATGCAGGGGTGGTGCTGTTTGAGGGTGTGGTGGATGCCGATGCTGAGCGTGGGGTTGATCATGTAAATCGCACGTTATCGCTCACGTATTTTGGCACTGTTTCTTATATGCTGGAAAAAACATTATACAGCGTAGACACTGATCTGGAGATCGTTACGGGGTTTTATCGCTACTCTCTGGATGGTGGTGCAGGAAATGATGGCGGGGCGATTTTAGAGCTTGTGCAGGCGTTTTTTACCCGCTATTTAGCATCATTTACGCCGCATTTGCCGGAAGTAGCAGATTGGGAGCTCACGGCTCCGGTGCCCTGGTATTATATGCAAACCCATGCGCAGGCTTTTTATATGGGCTACCGAGTGCTTTGGGACGACGAAACGAGCATCCTTGAGGCACTAAAAGACTTGCTTGCCATTGCTGGATTGCGGGTTGTGTTTGCAGGCACGGATGCCTTTTTGTACAGCTATCGTAACGGGAATAAGGAGATAACTCCTGACGGCAAACTGGTGGGGACTGATTATGTGATCACTCGGCAGAATGATCTGGCATCCAGCTTGGATGAAAGTGGCTTATACAGCCTTAGTTGTGATGCGTTTTTTCGCTACAGTATAGATGGCGAAACGTTGGATTATGAGGCCAGCAGCGACTATATATTGTACTGCATCCCGCCCTGGCTGCAGCAATATACTAACGAGCGCAGCCGCAAATACACGTTTACCGGCTACAACACCAACCTGTCCATTGCAAATATGTTTGAGCACAATAATGAGACGGTAATCGTGACTAAGATTGAGCGGGATTTGCGCTACATAGAGGCTGAAACACAGCCGGTAGAAGTGGAGGCAGAGGTGATATATGCAGATTAATGGATTTATACTTTCGCGGGGTGAGACGTCGTATGTGTGCAACTACGGGATGATTGATTATTCGCCATCAGTGAAGTATCAGTACGAGAAGGTCAACCCTCTGGATCCTACTGAGATTTGGCAGGATGGGAAGTATCATGATGATGTACTGGACTGTAAAGTGCCGGTTGAACCTAATCAATATGATGAGATATACAACCTGCTGGATGGTGTGGGTACTTTAATGATACTGTTTAATCATGGTACGGACGCCGCGGGTAAGCCGCGTACCAGGGCATTTGTTATCAGTAAGATCGACAACATGCCCACTTGTCCGGACGATTTGCATGAATACCCGGAATTTACAGAGTTTTCGCTGCGATCGATATACGAAGAGTTGCCGGTGTATACTGGCGATGATTCGTTGATAGTTGAGCCAGTTTTGGTAGTTTAGGAGGTTATGATGAAGTTTGGTACTTTTATACGCAAGAATGTAGCTGGGGTGATTACAAACGTTACGGGGTTGAATGTAAAATTAGTGGCCCCTGGCGACAACTGGAGCTCATCTGGCAATATCGTGCTTACCGAGGTAAGCGGTACGGGCTACTACGAGAATAGCAGCCTCGTAGAAGCTGATGACAGCGGATATTATGAAGTCTGGACGGACGATAGCGGCGTTGGCGCAGACAGTGGCAGCCGGGTGATAGTTGGCAAGGTGAATGTAGTTGGATTGCTTGATGTAGGTGATGCCAGCGGTGAAATCCCGCAAAATGGAGATGCCCTTGGGCAGGAACAGGTGGTGATGACTAATGCTGCCAAGAAGGTAGTTACGGTTGCTGCAGGATCAGCGCACAATAAGGATTTTGGAAGTTATCCAGGGGAAATTCCGGCTATCGGCGCGGCTTTGATCGACGGCGAATTTCTAATAGCAGACACCTACAGTGGCCAGGTAAAGGTAAAACCAAGTGGGTACACGCCATACAGCTTTTTGACATCACTACAAAAGCAAGAAGGCGAAGGCGGTTATCTTGATTTGAAAGTAGCTGTTGCCACGGCTGAGACGTCTACACACAGCAATGAGGCCAAAGTTGAGTTGAACATACCCAGTGGAGCTAAGGTTATTGGCGCGCAATTTCGGGTTGAGTCGAGCCCAAATAAAAACTGGAAAGCAACATTCAGTGGCGGGTTGTTGTTTGACCTGGTGAGCAATATAGCGTATGCAGCCAACACTAAAGCCAGTGTACTGTTTGACGAGAATGCGAATGCCCTGGTGTGCAGCGGTGAGACCGACTTGGTTATATCAAGTCAGGATACGTTTAATTTTGCTGTAGTGGGCACGATACGCTGCGCCGTGTACTACTATGAGATTCACCCTATGAATGATTTTGGGGCATAGGTTGTTAAAGGGATTGCCGCCCACGCCGAGAGGTTTGGGCGGTTTGTTATATATAGTACGCGCGCGTACATTATATACAGTAAGGATAAAAAACGGGGTAAAATAATCGCAGAAATACGTGATAAATTATCAGGAATTATTGAGAAAATTATCAGGAATTTTTGCGAGATATAACCTGTTTCACCGCAGACCTTACCATTATCGAAGAAACCCACGAGTTTATCAATCGCAAGATCAAGG